CATGCGATAGAACGGTTATCAATCAGAGATAATCGTTGACCTTAAAAAGTTAAAGGAGATTACGAACATGGCAGATACAAGAATTCAGTCATTAAACATGCTTCTCGATCCAACTGGAAAAATGTTCCTCGCTGAGGAGTACGGAAAAGTTATCGAGAACGTACAGAAACTTACAATTTCCGGAGCAATGAAGAACACAGAGCTTTCTGGTGATCCTCATGCTGGAACAGTAGAAGCAAAGAGATTTGCAAACGCAACACCGAAGAACTACGGAACAGCTAGAACAGCTGCAAAGGGTGACGGTGTTAAAGGTAAACCGGTAACAATTCCGATTGATCAGGACAGAGAGATCGTAGAAGAAGTAGAGCAGAAAGATGTTTCTCTTCTTGGTGTTGAAGGACTTATTGCTAAGAGAACAGCAAACCATGCGCTTAGAATGGCAGCAGAGCTTGATACAAAGTTCTTCGAAGTAGCTGGTACAGATGCTACAGAAGTAGATCTGACAGGAATCACAGCAATTGAAGATATTGCAGAGAAAATGATTCAGCAGTGTGAGACAACAAAGAATGAGTACGTGGACGGAGTTCCAAGATCAATGATGCACATGGTACTGGATCCGGACTATTACGGAAAAATCAGAACATACCTTGACAAGGTAACAGTTCCTGGTGTTGGAGCAGCTGACGAAGAGTTCTACGCTTTCCACGGTGTTAAGACATACTCTTGTGTGCATCTTCCAACAGATGTTAAGGCTCTCGTAATGGTTGACGGTGCAATCGCGCAGCCAGTAATGTCAGACCCTTACAATGCAGAGAAGATTCCACTGTCAAACGCTTACGGAATCGAACTGTTCTACCACTTCGGAACAAAATCTGTTACACCGGATCTTATCTTCAAAAATAAGAAAATTGGTGGTTAATTAAGATGAAGTTCTTGGACAAAGAGACAGGATTGTATCTTTCTACTGACAATGCCGATAGTATTGCCAGTATGAAGAGCAATCCTAACAAATATGAAGAAGTAGCAGATAAGCCACAGAAGAAACAGCAGACAAGAAAAAAAGCTGAGTAAGGAGATTCACATGGCATACACAGACTATCAGTTCTATACAACTAAATATTTTGGAGATGCCGTGACAGAGGAAGAGTTTCCTAAGTATGCAGAGCGAGCAAGCGAACGTGTGGACAGCATCACTTTTGACAGATTAGCCGATGGCCTTCCGGAGGACGAAAGAGCTAACACAAAGGTTCAAAAGGCTGTCTGTGCGGTCGCAGAAGTACTGCATCAGATTGACTCAATCAGAAAAGCATCAATGGATACGGTCGGAGTGGTAAAGCATGAAGACGGTACTGTGAGCAAGAAACAAGTAGCATCCATTACGTCAGGTGCTGAAAGCATTAGTTTCGTCACTGGGACTAGCGGAACAGCAGACAGCATCTATGCACGAGCGTCAATGGATAAGAAAGTGGAAGCTTTGCTGATCAGACAGGTGGCTTCTGAATATCTGCAAGGTGTTGCGGATAAGAAAGGAGTGTGCCTACTCTATGCTGGTATTTAGATGGCTTAAGCGGTTAACATGCCGACATGAAAAATTAACATATTCTTCAACTTTCCTTGATGAGGTCGGAGACCATGAGTACAAGACTCATCATGTGTGGAAGTGCAAAGAATGTGGAAAAGAATTCTATTAGGAGGGGATACCGATGTATGACAAGACTGTGACTGTATTCAACAAATACACTGACAAGAATGATGCCATATATTGGTATCCTCATGTTATATCTGGAGTCACACTTATAACGGACAAGGCAGCCAACATTGCCAAAACTGGCTTGGATACGGCTGATACAGCTAATCTTCATGTACCGTTTAAGGTACGTGAGGGAGAAAGGGTGGTATGCAATCTTTCCTATCTCACTCCGAAAGTGTGGAAAACTGCGGAAAACAAAGAGGGTTCAATCACATTCTCGACAGGTGACATCTTCATGGAAGGCGAATATCCGGAAACGGTAATTGCCGATGAAGACTATACGTCACGCACGAACAAAGGATTCTACGATTATCTGAATAAGAAGATGGATAATGTCTTTCTGATCACAAGCGTAGGTTCTTACACACTGATCCCTCATTTTGAGATTGGAGGAAAGTAATATGGCAAGCAAGATATTTCATTTTCCTAGCTTCTCAATCGTAAAAGGTGATATCAAAGTAAATGTCAGCTTGAACCGATTTGAAAAGCAGTTCCAGGAAGCACAGAACTGGCTAGATGGTCGAGTGTTCACTGACATGGAAAAGTATATGCCGTTTCGTGACGGTAACATGAGAAACGTGTCTGCGATTATGAGCAGGTCCATGCAAGGAAGCGGTCAAGTGATTGCCGGTGCTCCACCTTACGGAAGATTCCTCTACGAAGGAAAAGTTATGGTAGATCCTGTCACAGGCTCACCGTGGGCAAGAGCCGGAGCGAAGAAAGTGGTCACAGACAGAGACCTTGTGTTTGACAAGACAGCGCATCCACGCGCAACAGACCATTGGTTTGATGCTGCAAAGGAACAATATGTGAAGTCTTGGGCGAAAGGAGTGAAGAAACGTGCCGGAGGAAAGTAAGAAACCGGTCAAGTACGATGTAGACGGTTACGAAGCTGTAACTGATGCACTCGTTTCTCTTCTCAATAGTTTTCCAGGATTAGAGGAAGACGAAAAGATAAGATTCTCCACGCTAGATGAAGATGGCGGTATTGCCTTCTATCCAGTGACAGGAGCAGTGATTGCACTGGAAAAGAAGAGTGTAACTGGCAAAGTAAATCAGTTGTGCAACTATCCTTTTTATGTGATCTACCGGTCTTCAATCGACTCTCCAAAGATTAAGGCCAGTATCAAAGAATTCCTCGACACTCTTGGAAAGTGGCTTGAGCAGCAGAACGTAATCATTAATGGAGAACAGAAGAGGCTGGAAGAATATCCAGTGCTTACAGAAGAGAGAAAAATAGAGGAGATCATAAGACTTACACCGGCTCACTTAGATAATGTGAGTGATGGCAATGTCCAAGATTGGGCAATCAGCATCTCCTTGAAATACAGAAACATATTCTACAAGAAATAACGGAGGATAACAAACATGAAATTAGAGCGTGAAGCGTTGATGCATTATCTTGATGCATCGTTTAAAAAGACACCGGCAACAGCAGAGTGGGCGGTTCTCGGTGACGATATCGAGGAAATGTCCGTGGAGCTTAATCCAGACACGGAACAGAAGAGGACCATTCTTGGAAAAACTGTGACAACTGATAATGGATATGCACCTTCCATGTCAGCTGATCCATTCTACGCAGATCCAGCGTCCAAACTGTATCCGAAGATTAGAGAGATTGCGTTTAACCGTCTGAAAGGTGAAGCTTGTAAGACACTTATGCTTGAAGTAATCGTAGAGGACACGGCAGCCACAAAGCATCTTGCTTATGTACAGGAAGTAATGGTTAAACCACAGAGCTATGGCGGAGACACAACTGGTGTTAATATCCCATTCGATGTAACAGATGATGGTGAGAGAACAAAAGGTTATGTCACAGCTGAATCGCTGAAATCAGGTAATCCAGTATTCACAGAGGGAAATATTGAGTGACTGAAACGATGGTTTGACATCCGTGGAGACACAATATTAGACGTAAATGACGAAGAGATATACCTTATTGAAAAGACGATTTGAGAAAGGACGATACAATGAGCAATAAATTAGCAAAACCAATGGCAAACAAGATTGTAGTAGATGATGGTAGCAAGGTCTACACGATTGAGAACAAAAGAGGAAAGGTACTCGGCAAGTTCGAGTTCAGACCTACAGATACAAATATCGTGAAGAGATATGAGGAAGTGGTTGAATACTACAATTCATATCAGCTGCCAGAGAATCCAAGCGAAGCGGATATGAGAAAAGCTGAGGAAGATATTACAGGGAGAATCTCTTATCTTATCGGAGAAGATGCAAAAGAGACATTCTTCTCTATCCTCGGAGCATTCTCACCACTTGCAAATGGAGAACTGTACATGGAGAATGTTCTGTCCTCTATCGCAAAAGTGATTGAAAAGGAAATGAATATCCGCACAAAGAAGGTACAGAGTCGCATGAATAAGTATGTGGCTAAGTACCACAACTAATATGTATCCGTGGAAACTTCCTACATCTTTAGACGTTAATGGAAAGGAATATTCGATACGCTCTGATTTTAGAGTGATATTGGATATTCTTTCTGCTATGAATGATCCGGATATCTTCGAGCCTGGCATGACAGAAGAAGAGAAACAACAGGAGAAAACACTCACGATGCTTAGAATCCTCTATGTGGACTTTGATTCCATGCCACCTAAGGATTGGCAAGAAGCCTGTCAGAAAGCGTGTGAGTTCATCGATTGCGGTATCAAAAATGATGGCAAACCTAGACCTAGAACAATGGACTGGGAACAGGATGCACCAATCATCATACCGGCTGTGAATAAGGTGAATAACGCTGAAGTGCGAGCTACAGACTATATGCACTGGTGGACGTTCTTCGGACTCTATATGGAGATTGGAGAAAGTACCTTCTCAACTGTAGTCAGCATCCGAGACAAGAAGAGAAAAGGTAAGAAGTTAGAGAAGTGGGAACAGGAATACTACAAAAATAATAAGTCTATTGTGGACTTACATCAGAAGAGTACAGAGAGAAGTGACGAAGAGAAAGCTGAACTCCGAGAACTCTTCGGATTGAATAAATAACCGGATATCGAAAGAGATATTCGCTGACCGCAGATAATTAGCGGTGGAAAGGATTAGAAATGGCACAAGCCGACGGCTATATCATAATTGACACAGAGATTAACGCTGACGGCATGAAAGCCGGAAGTAAAGAAGTTGAAGCAGCTGTCAGAAGAATGGCGAATTCCGTTGATGATATTGGGAACAAAGCTAAGACAGCTCTCAACAAACAAGCGGATGCATTCGCTAAATTAAACAATGAATATGCTGCACAGGAGCAGAAAGTATCTGAACTGAAGAAAAAGATTGCTGAGTACGGTGAGCAGAAAGTACCAACAGATGAATACAGAGAGATACAAACACAGATTTCACAGGCTACTCAGAAACTGAATTCGCTGAAAGCTGCACAGGATAAATTTCTTTCTACTGGTGGAAAGCAGAGCAGTTCATCTTTCAAGAGGATGCAGTATGACATAGAAGAGCTTGAGAATGAAATCAAATATGCAAAAGCAGAATTAGCTGACTTAGAAGCGTCAGGTGGAGCGTTTACGCTTGGCTCTAAGACACAAGAAGCAGCTGCCAGTATGCGCACATTGCAAGCAGAAGAGAGAAAACTTGCTGACATGAATAATCGTCTTCATACTTCTTACAATTCTGTAAAAGGAAGTATTGATGATTACAAACAGAAGTTGATGAGTGCGGCACCGGCACAGCAAAAAATGGCGAATGCAAGTGAGAAGGCTTCAAAGTCTATCACTAAAACTGGGAAAGCTGCAAACAGTGCGAGGTTCGGCATTGGAAGAATGCTTAAGATGTCCTTACTAATGAGCATAGCATTCAGAGCGTTTTCGGCTGCAATTAGTGCTATCAAGGATGGGTTCACAAACCTTGCACAGTACTCAAGTAGCACGAACAACAGTATATCAATGTTGTGGGGAAGTCTTGAGACGCTTAAGAACAGCCTTGCGACAGCGTTTGCACCGATTCTTAGTGTAGTAGCACCAATTCTTAGCAAATTCATTGACATGCTTTCAACAGCTGCAAGTTATGTAAGTATGTTCTTCTCATTCTTGTCCGGAAAGAGTACATACACGAAAGCTATCGCAGTACAGAAAGATTATGCCGGAAGCCTTAAGGATACGGCAAGCGGTGCGAAAGATGCAGCAGACGGAACAAAAGAAGCTGCGGAAGCTGCGGAAGAGTACTTATCACCACTTGATGATATCAACAAAATGGATAAGCAGGACTCGGGAAGTGATTCTGGTGGATCCGGTGGTGGTGGAGGTGGTGCCGGTGGCGGTAGTGGTTCCGGACCATTGTTCGAAGAAGTACCGATTGACAATAAGTTTGCATCCTTGCTTGATTCCGTATTGGACAAGCTGAAACAGATCAGAGACATCTTTATGGATGGTTTCTGGGATGGACTTGGAGATTACAAGCCAGTACTTGAAGAACTGAAGAAAGACCTTAAGTCTATCGGAGAACACATCAAAGATATCTTCACAGATAAAAATGTTCAGGAAGCAGCTAAGAGATTCGCTATATTGTTCATTTATAACATGGGCAAAACAGTAGGCTCATTTGTTTCGATTGGGTTAACAATAGCAGCAAATGTTGTTGGAGGTATTGAAAGCTACTTAGAAGAGAATACAGACAGAATCAAGAAGTGGCTTGTGAGGATGTTCGATTTAGGCTCAGAGATTTCCATAATTGTAGGAAATTTAAGTGCAACAATTGCAGAGATATTCCAACAGACATTCGGATCACAGACAGCACAGAACATTACTGGCAATATTATTGGCATATTTACCACAGCGTTCGGAGAAATTATTCTACTTGCCACAAGCTTTGCAAAAGATGTAATGGATGCGATTGCAACACCTATCATCGAGAACAAAGATAAGATTATTGAAGCTATCAATAACACGCTGAAACCAATAGAGGAGATTACTCAATCTATAGAAGACTTCGTACAGAAGTTAGCAGATAAGCTGACGGAACTGTATGATGAGCATATAGGACCGTTTATCAATGATGTTGGAAGTGGCTTATCAGAAATAGGTGGAACACTTCTTGATACCTATAACCAGTATATCGCACCGATTCTTGATCAGTGGGCGCAGAAGTTCGATGAAGTCTTAAACGGACCAGTGGGCGATGCAATTGACCACATCATTGACGAAATTGGAAGGCTGATTGATGGACTTAATTGGCTGTGGAATAACGTACTTATTCCTCTTATACAGTGGTTGATAGAGAACGTGATTCCAGTACTTGCACCTATAGTGGCATGGATTGGTGATACGCTTCTTTCCATTGTTGCCAGCGTAACTGGAATGGCAGATAGCGTTCTCAAACAGCTTGATGGAATCATCCAATTTTTAACAGGAGTTTTCACTGGGGATTGGGCGCAAGCATTGAGTGGAATCCTGTTATACGTTGAAGGATTTAAGCAGAACATTAATATTATCTTCAATTTCATCAAGAATCAAATACTTGATCCGCTGTCAAAATGGCTTGACGGAGTATTCAAGGTGGATTGGGTAAAAGACTTTGGTGTAATTGGAGATTACATGAATGCATGGCTTGCGAATATTCAGAACATTGTTGCAGCTGTGAAACAGGCATTTAGCGGAATCGTTGATTTTGTAAATGGTGTCTTATCAGGAGATTGGCAACAGGCATGGGATGGTATCAAGAATATCTTCGGTGGTGCTTGGAATGGCATGTTAGCAATCATCAAATCTCCAATTAACGGAATCATCGGATTGATGAACGGACTCCTTAGAGCTGCACAGATCATGCAGAATGGCGTTGCTAATGCACTGAACAAAATGAACATATCAGTTCCATCATGGGTTACATCATTAACTGGAGTATCATCTATCGGATTCCATATATCAAAATGGAGTGCTCCACATATCCCTTACCTTGCACAGGGTGCTGTTATCCCACCGAACAAAGAGTTCATGGCGGTACTTGGTGACCAGAAAAGCGGTAACAACATTGAAGCACCTGAAAGCCTTATCCGTAAGATTGTAAGGGAAGAAACTGGTAACAGCTCACGCAAGATTGAAGTGCCGGTATATCTGAACCGTAGACAGATTGCGAAGGCCGTACTTGAAGAAGGAAAGAACATGAGAACACAGACGGGAAGAAATCCGTTTGAAATGGCTTAGGAGGTAGAATATGGCACAGAACTATTTAAAATTCGGCTCATTCACACCACCAGATGTGGATGAGGACGGATATCAAATTTCATTCGCTACTACCTCTACAGAAAACTCAGGAAGAACCATGAGGGGAAATATGAAAAACTCCCCTCTCTTCACAATAGAAGCTTATGAGCTGAAATGGAGTGACATTAAGGTAAGTGACGCAAGCAAAATTCTCAAAGAGGTTATGGGAAAGAGCGGATTTGACTTTTTCCACCTTAACATTTATGAGGATAAATGGGAAACCAAAAGGTTTTATGCAGCAAACTTTAATGCTCCATGTGTAAGTTTAGTAGAAGGCGAAGAGAAACTGGATGAGCTGAGTTTTCAAGTAACATCGGAAAATCCAGTGTTATAGATTTCACCGGATATCGTTAGAGATATTCGCTGACCTTAAATAGTTAGAGGTAGAATTAATGAAGAATGTAAGCAACGAATTCAAAAACATCATAAAGTCAGGCGGTCCGTTCTATGCTTACGCATCGATTACACTGAAAAACGGTGAGAAACTATATCTTGATTCGGATAACGATTTCTTCATAAGCGGTAATGGATACGCAGAAGACGGAGGAGATGGATTCCCACTGGGATCCGCTCTCTCCAAGTCCGTTACGCTTGTCATTGATAACATCGATGAGAGATTTTCCAAGTATGATTTTTACTATGCACAGATTTCACTCTTCACTGAAGCTGACATCGAAAGTAGAAGCTATGATGCATGGAGAGATGTGAAAGGTGAGGAAATTCTCGATGTCAATGGCAACACGATTATGCTGACGAAATCAAGAATCGAGAGATTGAACGAGGGTACATTTACAGTACTTGAGCCAACAGCGGTTGGAGATACGATAGAACTTGTAGGTTATGATTCAATGTACAAAGCAGATGCAGACTTCACGTCTAAGCTATCTTATCCAACAACAGCTGGGCAGCTTCTAAGAGAAGCGTGTAGTACATGTAACATCATGCTTGGAAGTCCGAAGTTTAACAATGACGATTTCGTGATTGAACAGGCTCCGGAAAAAGTGACTTGCCGAGAAGTAATCGGATATATAGCAATGCTTTCCGTTGGTAATGCTGTGATTCAGAACGGAACACTTGTTATTAGGAGTTACGACTTTTCTGCAATATCGAAGATTACAAATAGGGATGACTTAGTGGAAGATGCTGGCTATAGCATTTTGATGGACTATCAGTCAGATCCGGACATTAGCACAGATCCTGTTGTAATCACTGGAATTGCGACCACAAAGAAAGTAGAAAACGAGAGTACAATCTTAATAAGAGGTACAGATGATTATGCACTTGAAATCACGAATCCTCTTATTGAAGGACATGAAGATGATGCAATCAATCTGATTGGAGATGTATTGATCGGAGTTAAGCTGAGAGGTTTTAGTGGAGAATTCTTCCCTGATCCAACGATCGAATTCATGGATCTGGCTTGCGTGGTAGATAGGAAAGACAAAGTTTATCCAACATTTATCACATCCCATGAGTTCAGCTATCTCGGAAGCAGTTCGTTCTCTTGCGGAATCAAAGATCCGGAACGTCAAAAGAGTACTTATTACAGCGAAGCTAAAAAGGTATATGAAAAAGCTAATAAGGAAATCAAGCAGAATAAGACGGACTTTGAAGCAGCTGTCGAGAATCTGAATAAGACGCTTGAGAATGCATCTGGAATGTATTCGACAGAATCACCACAGCCGGACGGAAGTATGATTACATACATCCATGATAAGCCGACAGTAGAAGAGTCCAAGAATGTAATCAAAGTTACATCTGAAGCCATTGGTATATCAAATGATGGCGGTAAGACATATCCTTACGGCTTATTCCTTACCGGTGATCTGATAACAAGAATCTTGTATGCTATCGGCATAAATGCTGATTATATCAATTCTGGTTCTCTTACCGTAAAAGATAAGAATGGAAACATTACTTTCTACGCTGACACAGAGACAGGGCGAGTAACTATCAATGCAGAGTCCATAAGCATCACAGGAAAGTCTGTAGAAGATATCTCAAACGGAATCGTAGATGATTTTGTCACAAATATCTATAAGAATGACATTGATGAG